ATTCATCTCAAGCTCTCCACCGCATTGGTCGCACCTGTAAAGGTAACTAGGCATTATCGCTCCCGACTAGGCATACTCCGAGAGAGCCGCAAATCGTACACTCGAGAGTCTTAACGCCCGGCGGAAGTAAGTCCGTTACGATTCGTTCAACCTGTAGCGTTTCGCGCTTACAGCGCCGACACTCAAATTTCAATTTGTCCATAGTTAGACTCCCTTAGATTCTCCATCGAATTGAGATTATGTTGACTAACCCAGAACGAGCCGTCTTTGTCATGCTTGAACCGACTTGTCTTAGCTGCTCTAATTGGAATCCAGCCCTTGACGTAATAGGTCGGAGATTCGCCTACGACTAGAACGGCTAAGTCCTCGACCCTATCCCTGTCCCTGAGAATTAGATGTCCGTCTAGCCATTTCGTATGTTTGACTTCGATTCGATTACCGATGTCGGCTCTTAGCTTAAACTTATCTAGTTCCAGCTTAAAGTCTGTAATTCCGAAGTATCGAGCAGCTGCGATCTCAGCACCTAACGCCTCAGCCGTACGGCGAATAGATTCATGGATATTGCCTCTGGCTGATTGGTCATGAAAGTAGTAATTTTCTACGCCTTTAGACTCACAGATGAAAGCCGCTGCCGCAGCTTGTATCTCCTCGTCTTTCGTGAGCGTTATTTTTGTTATTCCCATGTCGCACACGTCCGAACGTTATCTGGGCATACCCAGCCTTTAAAGGGACGTCCAGTCTTTGCGACGCCCTCTTTACGGATCATTATCCCATGAGCGCACGACTTAGTTCCGGTCAAAGTTCCAGCCACCTCAGCGATCACGTTATTAACAGCCCATGGATCATAAGAACCATTAGGGAGCAAATCTTTAGGAGCTGCAACGATTGGACGTTCGACTCGCTTCATCTCCTCTAGTGATGGTCGATTACTGTTTTCGCTAAATTTGCTCAAACCCCCAGTATGTAAAGCTCTACCGATTGCCGAAGTCGATCCGTTTTCTAGCGGAAAGCGATTAGCGCTCGATCTAATCTCCTCGGCATAATCTGTGGCGAAAGGTAGCGGATCGTTAATATCGCGATAGATGTCTGTCTGGATTATGTAGCGAGTCCCGTCCTGAAAGATGATCTTGACGTCAATTCGCCCAGCTGGATAATGATTCCAATACTTCTCGATTCGTTCGGCTACTGTTTCGTAGCCCTCTAATGGCAGCGCCATTACAAGCTTTTAACGTAATCTGTCGCTGCTCTCATACCGGCAGCTCGACCGCGGTTAAAACCATCTTTAACGCCCTCTTTGTAACCAATAGTCCAGCCGACTAGAAACCAGCCAACGCTACAGGCGATAACTACCGCCGCCAATTCCAATATAGTAAACATTTTAGCTCCCGATTCCGGGTGCGACTTATTCGCTCCCTAGTTATAGGGTGAACTAAATGTCTGACAATTTCAAGCCTTACGCCTAATTAGCGGCGTGTCGAATTGCTTATGAGCAAACTGTAAATTTCGTCAACGCGCTTTTCAAGTCGCGAAACCTGATCTTTGACGCTTGCTCCAGAGTTAGGCTTTAGCTCGCTTAGGTAGTATTTAACTAAATGCCGAACAACAGCTGTAAATGCCGCAAGGAGCGTGACCATAGCCACGCCCATCGCAGCCCAGTCGTTAGCGTTCACTCGCTTTGGCGCCGAACGTAACGTCTTTAGGATTCAGGTAACGCATTAGTAGCGGAACGACGCCAGCGAGAAACCCGTAAGCCAATTTCTTGGGATCGGATTCGCCTGTCATAAAAACGGCTAACGCTCCTGCGAGCGCTGATCGTCCATAACTAGCAGCCATAGCCTTTAGCTCTTTCATTACTTTTCTCCTAACCCCAGAGCTTCGATTAGCTCTGAGACTTTTTTTGGACTTACGTTGATTTCAAAGTGCATTTCGTCGGGTCGATTTTTGTAGTCGCCGCCCCAGAATAAGCCGTACTTCTTAGCTAGTGCTCGAATCATTGGAACTTTCTCAGCTGGAAATGTGCCGATCTTTCCGAGAACGTGCTTAGTCGCGTTAAGGTCGATCGCCGTTCCGGACGCGTGATTGCTTAAACGATCGGTTGACCCTCGAACCATGCGAAACGCGTAACCCCAATCGTCGAGCTGTCCACCATCAATCGGCTCGATTAGCTCGTTAAATTCCGTACAGAATCCGACGATCAAGGGTGCGACAGCTTCCGCGCAACGAATCTTTAAATGGGTGCCTGGTATCGCGTACGACTTGATATGGATCGACTCAGGTTTAGCCGAAGCTTCCCAGCCGTTATAGCTGGTTAGTTTCATGACAGCAATAACGACGCTTCGTCGGCTGTAATACCAAGTTTTTCTAAGATCGCTAACCGAGCAGCTTCTTTAGCATCTTGATTTATTCCCGCTTGTTCTTTAGCAATAGCATTATCAGCCCACTCAGCAATTAGATCGTCGTAATCTTTACCGACTAATTCGGTGTAACCAATTTCATCTGATCCTACGCGAATTGATGGGAACTCAGCTTTCAAGGCTGTAATTTTTTGCTCTTTAGTTGTCATTAGTTTTCCAATCCATAAACAGTAACAACGCCTGAGATAGTTCCAGACGCAACGGAAAGAATAAATCCAGTATAAGTATCAGCGGTATCTTGATGATAGCCCATGAAAGTAGCAGCGTTGTCATTACCAGACATGCCGTTTCCATAAAAAACGGCTTTTTGACTACTGTTTCCGACATTTGTAAAATACATTGTTAAGCCTGTTGGATAGGTCGTGCTACCTTGACTTATTTGGCATGAAGCTGCGTTGTTAGCAGCGACTATTGTGCTTGTTCCTAAATAACCCGTTCTGGTTATTGCGCCATAATAATTTGCGGCTTTGGTAACCGCTCCAGCACGTAGTTGAATATCAATTGTTAAAGGATTGCTGCTTGCTATTAAATTATTAGTGACAATTAGGTATTTTTTGTAAGTGCTTGTAAAAACTCCGTCAAAGGTTGTTGACGTATTAGCGACAGTCGTAAACGTTCCTGTTGTAATTTTTGTCATTGAACCGCTTGGCGAAGCTCCCCACTCTGGAGCTGTTGCGCCCGAGTTAACCTTAAGAACCTGACCAGCTGTACCAATACCTAATCGAGCTGGAACTGTCGCGTTCCGATAAATAATGTCGCCCGCTGTTGTAACTAACGATTTAGCAATAGCGGCGTTAGCTAAGTCGTAAGCCGATTTAGTAGCTGTCGGAGTCGAAGCTAGAACGCTTGAAGTCGTTGAAGTCGAATCGCTGAGCTGTACGACGCCTGACGCGCTTGTCGAAGCCGCACTAACGCCAATAGTTACAGCGCCCGAACTACCGCCACCCGTAATCGGTGCGGTTACGTTCACAGCTGTTATGTCGCCAACGTCATTTGTGATCCATGTGAAATCCATGTCTGTATTTGTAGTTTTAGACAGGATTTGACCAGTCGTTCCGCCTTTTAGATCAGCCATCGACGTATCGACTGCCTGACCAAAGACTTCAAAATCAGCTGGTAAGTCGGTAACTAGATCGGTGCTCGTTGGCATTTGCCAGCCGAAGTTACTCGTTGGATTAGTCATGTTTTCTCCTTATGCTACGACTAACGCGGTTTCCCACGTTAAAGACCCAGATATAGTATTCCACGCTTCGGCTATTGGCACTTGCTCCCACGACATAGCTTGCAGCGAATAACTTAGTGGCGACAGATTAAGCGTTATGGATATTTCATTATAGGCAGCCTTAAACGACCATCCCTCGACGAATCCCTGAAACGTTCCGGCAACCATGTTAGGCGGTAAATCGCTTATTCTTAAAGGTAAGCCCATAAACGCATTTATGAGCGAATCTCGATCGCCGTCGTCTAACTCTGGATTGGTGAGCTGGTAAGTAATTGCCGTAAAATTAGCTTGCGGTGCAGCTCTTAGAGTTAAGTAGAAATCGGCTTGATCTTGCGCGTCGGCTTGATGTTTAACTGTCGTACTAATTGCCTGAGCTAAACGCCCGTAAAGATTGATTGAGTTAATATCCTCGGCACTTACTTCTTGATTGGAATTAGTGCCATATTTGAGCGTAATATCGTTCCGCACGTCGCCAGCTCGGGTTTCAATCTTTAGTCCGTTAAATAGCGCGTGATTAGCTGTTAACTCGGTGTAGCCGTAAGTGGCTAGGTAAACCGATCTATGAGTCGAATCGGCATAGCTAATTCGACCCTGAGAATCCTCGTATATGTAGCCCAATCCAGACGTCGCGAGAGCTGCGACAAGTGAATAAATATCGACGCGATCAGATGATCGAGCTGCTAACTCATAATTACCGGGCTGATCTATTTCTCCTAGTCCGACGTTCTGAGCGTTTGCCCACGTTTCCGTCGGATCGTAGTTAGCCCATTGTAAAGCTGCTGGAACTTCGCCCCAGTTATTTAATAGTAAATCTTGGAGAATATGGTAAATCTGATCGCCGTCAAAGTCTTGGACTAACGTTCCGTCGGTCAGCGCTTTAGGTAAGCGGCTTAAAGCTCCTAGTGCGGTTATCTTTAGAACTTGGTTTATTCCAACCGACCCAGCGGTGATTATTTCAACCCCGAAATCGACGACAGTTCCGCCGAATATGGGAACGTAAGTCGCGGTCGAATCTTGAAGCTCGATCGTTACTGAATCGTTAATATTTATATTGACGATTGCCTGAGTTAGATTTAGCAGCTCTAAATTACAATAGCCAGCTTGCGCTTGCTGATAGATATTATTTCGACCGCTTGTAATAGTTAGATTTGCCAGCGTGTAAGTCGTATATTCGACGCCCTGAACCTTTACGCGCCAGACTGGGTTAAATACTGTCATTAGAACGCCAGCGCATTAGCGCCATTAGTGCCGCGATAGAAACTATTATTTAACACGTCAACGATTCGGCGAGCTGTACCCTCTTGGTCAATTGCACCGCTAACGTTAATATAAATATTTCCGCCACCGCTGCCCAGTTGATTATTAGGAACTATGCGTCCGCCTGATGATGGTACGAATAATTCCGGACCGACTTCTCCGACGATGTATGGGCTATTAGGCTGAACTGTGCCGCCCTTAGCAAGCTTTGGAATCTTAGGTAAATCTTTACCGCCGACGATATTATTAACTACGTTATAGGCTGAAATAAGCCCGTTAATGCCTGAGATTATTAAATTAATCGAACCGACTAGAGCCTTGATAGATAATGAAATACCGTCAATAATTAAAGCGATACCTGACCAAGCTGCTTTAAAGGTCGTACCTAGAAACGCGGCGAAAGGTTTAGCCACGACTAAGAAAGCCGTTAGACCGATACCTAGTAATTTAAAGAATCCGGTGTTTTCGGTTATGAGATCGCCGACAGCGCCAAGCACGTTTTTATAGCCTTGGAATAATGGAATCAGGAAAGCCTTAAATATTGGAATAATGTAAGTATTTATATATTCCCATAATGCGCTAAATGCTGGGATCAAGGTTCCCATAATGAATCCGCCAATATTTGCGAAAACTGGATTTAACTTCTCACCTACCTGAGCGCCTAAGTCGCTTAGAACTGGTATTGCCTTAGTAACAATAAAATCGACTAGCGGTGTTAACGCGTCGAGAATAAATGCTCCCGCGCCCTCTTTAGCTTCGTCGAAAGTTAATTTTAGTCGGGCGATCTTGCCCTCGTATGTATCGGCTTGCTCCGAAGCTTGTCCGCCGAAAGTTTCCGATAATAGTTTAGTTTGTTCCTCGAACGTCATTGACTTAAGTTCGGCAGCTGATAAACCGAGTCCCAATTTTGCCAGCCCAGCGGAATTGCCCTCGTAGGCTTTACCGAGCGCATTAGATACGGCTTCTAGCGACTTACCTGATCCAGCAGCTATATCTATGGCTAATGTAGCTAGTTTCTGGGCTTCTGCTACTGATCCAGTAGCTCGAGCTAATCTTTCATAGGCTGGACGTAAGTCGGTGTCGGTTACGCCGAAAGCCATACCCATATTCGAAATCCACGTTTCGGTTGCAGCAATAGTTTCGTCAGTTGCTCCAGCGACGTTTTTTAACGTAGTGGCTAGTTTCGCCTGAGCTGCTTCGTCCTCGATCGCCGACTTAACGCCATCGACTAATAACTTTCCAGCATAAGCCACGGCAGCTGCTCCAGCTACGGCAAACGCAGCCCCAGCAGCCTTTCCGAAATTGCCTAACTTTGTACCAAACGATTCGGTTTCATCGGCTGCTGTATTTAATCCTTTTTTAAGATTATCAACGTCAGCCAAAATCGAGAGCTTGAGCGTTCTTGATCCGTCAGCCATTAGTCAAACCTCTTAACTATCGTAGTGAAAGCCTTTTCCCACTCAGCAATAAGGTAGCTTTGCTCAGCTCGAAGCGTTGGATAAATAAAATATCCAGTTGATCCGCGCCCAGTTGATCCCGACCAAATTGGGAATTGCTTGTATTTATTCGATCCAAATTCTGAGCCGCCCCATAAATCTTTAGTCGTTGCGCCACCGCTGAATTTCTGTCCAGCAAAACCGAACGAAATTTCGCCAATCTTAGATGACTTACTCACCTTTGAACCCTCAGCAATTCGACCAGCAACGGAAGCGGAATTAAGCGAACCAGCTGCCGATTTGATCTTTCCCTGTAAATAGGTAGCCAGCGCACTCGATTGTTCTTTAGCTTGGTTAACAGCTTCCTCGTCCATAGCTTTAAACGCGCCAGTAACGCGACGGAGTTCGGCTTTGTCGTATTGTACGACTTCCTTACTTTCCGCCATTTCGTTTCTCCAGTATCTCGAGCGCTGTCAATATATCCGCCGCGTCAACCCACTCACTCATCGGAATCCCTGTCGCGATCGACAGTTCTACGATTAAGTAGCTTAGGCTTCCTCGGCTGTAGCTTTTGGGGCTTCGGTATCTCCAACCGTAATATCGACTACCATTTCGCACCATATTTCATAAGGCTTGACGGGCTTACCCGCTGCCTCACGTTTTAAGGCGTTCCACGCTAGAAACATTAAGTCGGATATACCGATCTTTTCTTGAGCTTGCTGAATTGTGTACCCGGTCTTTTGTTCCCACTTTGCGAACTCTGGTGGTTGCGCTGTTGTGGTAACTGTCATGCCGTCTGTCGTTTCGATATGTATTTGTAGTTTCATGCTCCCGATTTCTTTTCTATAGTGTTGGTGTTGTCACGCATGTAAAGCTGAGAGATACAGTCTGGGCGTCTGGTGCTGTTCCGCCCGCGCTTGGGAATATTGGCTGAACGTCAAAGTTAAAGACTGATCCGCTTGCGGCTGTAAATACGACCGCTAGTGGCGTATTAGGTGCGCTATCAGCGGCGTTCCATAGTGAAGCGCACAATGATCCGCCAGCTGTCCAGTCGGCAAGCATTTCGACGTCGAAAGTTCCCTGTGTATCTGTTGTGTAATAAGCCTTACCGTCTAGTGTCTGGTAAGTGTTGATTGTGGACTCGATGGTAAGAGTCG